AATTTGGATCATTAGTATATGACCAAACCATATTAGCAGGGTTCACATAATCTATAACAACACCTTCAGATTTATTAAAGCTAGTTTTTACAGCTCCAATACCTATAGTAACTATATCTTCAACTAATCTTTTCTTAGTTAATTCATATTTATTAAAATCTAATACATTATTAATTACTTCTTCTTCAGCTATTTCAACTGATTGTTTGTAATTTAATTGCATATGAACTTCTAATTCTTCTTTGTTTTGAGGTAGATTAGCTGGATCAATTGAGCTATATATATCAACTCCTAAATTTTGTTTTATGCTGTCTAACAATGGTTTACTCATCATGTCTCGCATAATAGAGTTTGCATAGTTAGTTCTTTGTTTTGTTGAAAACGGATCTTGAGCAAAAGCTTTTACATCATAATCTTTAGATGATATACCATTAACTACTATATCTACAAACTTAGGTATAATAGGTACTGGTTTCCAGTCTAAATTTAAATAGCTTAAGTCACCATTAATTGATAACTCATCTTTATATTTTTGTACAGATTGTTCACCACGAGCATATAATCTTAATCTGTTAAAGTTTTGATAACCAGTGTGCCATTTACCACTGTTAATTCTACCGCCTCTAAACCATTCATATTCAATAGCTTGTCCTACTTGTAAGCCATACTCCCAACTAAGCTTTTCCGCAACAGGTACCACCTGACTTGGAAATGAACTATTAGTACTTGTATTAATCATTTATTATTATTTTTGATTTAGTGCCTTTGTTATCATATCTTGAAAAATTTAAATTTACTTTTTCTTTAATAACTTCAGCTACTGGTCTATATTTATTTTTGTTGCAAGCCATAATAGCTAAACCAGAGCTTATTGCAGCATCATGTTTAGTTCTATTGTTTATGTCAAATGCAGCCCAATCCTCTAATGTTCTTTGAAAATACATTGATCCATATTGTTCGTTGTTGTAACCTACAAAACTTTCAATATAAGATTCAATTGCTGCAGCGTGTGCTTGTTTTACGTCTTCACTAGAATTAGGTATACCACCTATTTCTTTTTCAGCTATAGATAATTTATACATTGTTTTATCTGGACGATTCATAGAGTAATTTCTATAACCTCTTCGCTTTAAATAATACAGTAATCTAGGTTTATTATTTTCTGCTAATAATGGCATACCATAAAAATATAATGCCATAAGAACATCTTCAAAAAACATTTCAGCAGTTTGTGGTCTTGCTATATATTCTAAAAAGAATAAATTAGGTGGACCGTCCATCATAAATTTTGTTAACCCATGTAAAGAACCTTTTGACCCTCTACCATCTACTGTTCCTGATATATCATAACTATCACAACCAAAAGCACCCATATGTTCATTTGCAGGATATTTTTTACCGTTTTTAATAATATATCTATTTTGTTCATTTCTATCCGGCACCCATGATACAAAAAACCTACCTTGTTTACTAGGTAAAAATTGTACGCTTGTATCTTTAATCCCATTTTCCCATTGAAAATTACCCTGAGTTACAACCCCTGAGTGTTTTAAATCTTCGTTATAATCTATTTGTTCGTAAATCTTTGTTAAATTAAATAAAGATCTTTTAGTTTCATCTCTGAACGCGTGTTTTTCAGTACGTGGAAACTGTCTGTATAATTCGTTTAATGCGTCTGGGTCATCTTTAAGACCATCTACTTCATTCTCCCAGTGTTCAATGACACCGATTTCAATCTTTTGACCATCGATTCCTTCAACTTTGGATTTTGGAGTTTCAAAGACAGGGTATCCATAAGAATCAATGTATCCTTCGTAGTTCCATTCCATAGGTATGAACAAAGAATATAATCCTGAGCTAGTCTGTCCATTGCGGTTTCTTCTGGTAACATCTGAGTCATAATATATTTTCTTATAGTTTCTACCACCTTTGTCAAGAGCATTGCTGGTTGATCCCATCATACACTTACCTATAATTCTACTACCTAATCTTAATGTTGTTTTAGTTACTCTCCAGTTATTAAGAATATTTTCAGGTTTTTCCCATTTACCCGCCTCATCATGTACGAGTAGCGCGAGTTTTTCACCATCATAGGAGTTATCTCCTGTGTTTTTCCAGTCAATGGTAGTATCGAGTCCAATAATTTCTTCAAGCTGTTCATTGCTGTCCATTTTTTTCCTAGTGAATCTCGACGCTGGAACTCTGTAAGCCAGTTCTGTTTTTGGTCTGTCCATACCATCTTGAATCGGTTTGAAGAAAAACGGGTAATTAACTGAGATTGGTACGATTTTATCAGTGAACATTTTTTTAGCATCTGCACCTGATTTTGACAACACACCGAATCTAGCATCGCTCGATATTGTGGCCATGTTAACAGTTTCGCCTGACGCCATAAAAGAGAATCCTGATCGTCTGTTTTTAAGATAACACATTCCATACGATCTTGTATCTGCTTTGCAAGCTTCCCAGAATATGAAGAATAATCTATTTGCTTCCCTAAAATCTGCTCGCCCAACATCAATCTTTGACCATTGGAGATACATGTAGTGAGTACCAGTAATATAGGTAGGAATACCTTTGTTATAAAACCAAAAACCTTCTTCACGTCTTTTAAATTCGTTATCAATGTAATCATGTAAACTTTCTTTAAATGTTTCAGGATAAGCTTTCCAATCAAATATAGTTTTGATTTTTTTTAATTCTTTTCTATGTTCAAATACTTCCCAGTATTGTTCTAATTTTTTATCAGATCTTTTATATGGTTTGTCTACTAATGGTAAAGCTATTTGTAGATTTTGTATTTCATATATTTCACCTATTTGACCAGTTTTTGATATAACAATAATATCATATTCTTTGTTATATCCATACTCCCATTTTTTATGCTTGTTAAACCTTTTAATTAATTGAGGTTTAATAGGATCAACTATTTTATATAATGTTTGTTTATACATTATTTAGATCTTCTTTCAGCAAACCCACTAAAGGTGTTTTCTTTTTTTTCTGTAGGTTTATTATCTAATATATTTTCTTCTTCTTGTATACGTGTTAAAATTTCAAAAGCATCAAATATAGCTAGCTTTTTTGTAGCAGCTGCATTTTTTAATCTATCAGCTGATATATCATCATCAGAATCAACAATAGGTTCTTTTGCAACCTTAATTAATTCTTCAACTGCTCTTTGCCCAGCTTGGATTATATTCTTTTTCGTTTCCTTGACGTTCATACTTAATTACAATATCATTAGATTTCATACAATAAAGACGCTTATCATCTACAATAAAATCATATTCTCCGTATGGAGTATAACCTACTACGTCTCCCTCGGTTATTCCTAGCACTTCTAAGGAACTATTACCGTATTTTAACACACCAATAAGGCTTTGCTCTAAAGAAGTGTTTATTTCGTCATAATTTTTTAGCGGTGCTATAAAGCATCTATCACCAAAAGCTTTCCATTTATCACTTCTTTTATATAAATATATTTGATCTAGTTGAACAAAATATAAATTATCTTTAAAATAAGACTTACTGTTTTTTTCGTTACCTCTAATATCATAAAATCTTCTAAAAACATTATGATGAATCATTACTAAATCACCAGGTTTTACTTTTGTTTTATATGCTAAAGGTACTGAAATAACCTTACCTATGTTATTTACAGATTTATAACTATCTAGTTTAGTATTAATTATAAGGCTTGTGTCACCTACCTTAATTGTATTATTATATCGCTGGCCACAAGGCTCAACGATAAAATTAAATAAACTATTCATTAATACTCTAAATCGTATTCAACGGATATTGCCATGTTAGAATTAAATTTCTTCCACGGCAATACCTCATCGTTTTTTTTGATAAAAATGTTATAAGAATTGTCTTTTTGATCAGCTATTATATGTGATATAGTATGACCACCATATACTGACTGACCAACAGAATAATGCATTGCATCGGTTTTATAATCAGAACCAATGCTGATTTTTCTGATAACTGACGACATTATTCTTCTTTTTTATCTTCGTCTTTTTCAATTGGTTCATATGTGCCATCAGCTAAATTAATATTTACTGATCCATATTCTTCCTCAAGTTCTTTTTTAAACTCTTCGGTTGCTTTGTTAACCTCATGAAATTTCGCTAATACTGCGGTTTTTTGGACTTCTAAGATACCTGTTTCATTTAAAAGTTGATTTAACTCTTTTTGAAAATCTTGAATCTTCTTTAATTGGTCTTCTTTGATTTTGTTTGGTTCACTCATTTTAATTGAATTTAATTTATTAATTTTAGTTATTAATATAGTTACAGGTTTTATTTACTTTTTAAATATACTTGTAACCTTTTCTCCACTTCGTCCTCCGAAATAGGCTAGAACAACAGCCATCATAACTTTTTCAAACGTATCGTTCCAGTTATCATGTATAACAAATGGTACAGTTTCAACACTGTCCAAAAGACCAGCAAAAGAAAAAACAACAATACACCATATTAAAACCATAGGGCGTACGTTTTTAGAAAGCCATGAATCTGATTTTGAGTCTGCTTCCCATCTGGAAGTTATTGCTTCCATTTCTTTATTTTGCTGTTCGTATATTAATTGTTGTAATTTAATTTTGTCATCAGAGCTTGCGTCTGATTTACCTATAGCTGCTATAGCTTCTCCTGGTGAAGTTACTCCTTTAAGTATATTCCCTAATGCAGGATTTACTATTGAAGCAGCACCAAATAAAAGTTTACCTACAGTACTTTCTGTGAATTTCTTTTTAGGTTTTGACATGATTAACTATTTTTATATGCTTCAGCTTCCCATGGAAGATTTTTAGCACCTTCTTTCATTTTAGATCTAGGATAAATTTTACCTTTCCAATAAACATTTTTATCATCATAATCAAGATCACCTCTTTTCATTTGATCTATATGCACCATTTCATGATTAATAATATCTTGTTCTTGAAAAGGTGACTGTACATTTTTATTAATTAAAATACTTCCATTTCTATCAGCTTTACCTAATATACCTTCTTCTAACGGCACATGATAAACAGGTGGGTTATTAAGAGAATATGGTGGATTAGTAAGTTTAAAAGCCATTATTTTCTTGGAAACATTTTATTTAAAAAAGTTTTTCGGCCTTCACAGCCACAGGGTACGTTTAAACCCTGCGACACTGTGTCAACCAACTTTTTAATACCAGTTGCTTTGGTTACTCTTTCAATATCGTCACCTAAGCCTCTAGATTTCATTACGATATAGCTATTTCAGTTACAGTAACTCCACTTGGAAGTTGTACTTTAGCTTTTACACCACCTGGATTAGCAGTTAGTGCGTAATTTATTGCGTCTCTTACACCTATAGAAGATGCAGCAGCTGAAGGGGCAACAGTTACTGTAGCTAAATCAGCTCCAGTTCCACCACCACTTAACCAGATTTTTACCACAGCGTTTCCATCAGACTCAACATGTATAATGTTTTCTGAATTAATGATTTGGTTTCCACCTAAAAGCCCTGCTCCAGATGAATAAATTTCAATGTACCTTGCCATAATTTTGATTTTTGATTTTTGTTAATGATTGTTGTTAATGTTGATTATGAGTTTTACACAGACTCTACTGTTTTACGGTTTTTTGTGACCCATTTCTACTGGAGACTTTTTCTTTTTGTCTTTAGCAGCTTGTTTCATAGGCTCACTAGTATTACCATCTCCGTCTAAATCTATATAATCAGGTTTAGCTTGATGTAAAGGTTGGTCATATTTACCAGGTCCTTTGTGATCCATATATTTACTTGGCCCATCATGTTTTTTACCATGCATATCAGGTCCTTTGTGCATACCGTGTTTATCTAATGGTCCACGCATAGACATACCCATTTCAAAAGGTTGTTTCATTTTAAATAAACCAGAAGCTTTGTCATCTATCGGCATGTATTTCATTAATGAATCATGTGGAGTTTTTCCTTTAGACAGGTTGACTCCTCCACCGATAGCCCCTGAATGATGTTTGTATTTTCCCATTTTTTTATCTTGATTTTGAGTGTTTAGACATCCATGATCCACCTTTGTGATCAGCAATGTTATTTTCTAAATAGTGCAATCTAGCACCTTTGCTTAAATTTTTATTGTATGCCATTTTAGCATCATATTTTTCATCAGATTTAATAGAACCATGTTTACTTGGTCCTTTAGATCCTTTTTTCTTTTCAGCTTTGCTTGCGTGAACAGCTTGTTGTTGTTCGTAGTTTTTGTATCCCATTTTTTTTTATTTATTTGCGTGATAACCTGATAAAACTTTATTTGCTTCTGCTTTTGAAGCAAAACCGCCTCTCCAAACTTGGCTTCCAGGTTTTTTGTTATTTATTATTACGTATTCGTCACCTCTTTTTTGTACACATCCAGGTCCACCTTCAGATTTTGCACAACCTTTGTCTAATGGTCCTTTCATTCCAAAAGGCACGTCTCTACCAGACATTTTTGAAATATAATGATTTACATCAAAGTTTTTACCTGGATCACGACCTAAATCAAACTTATTAAACTGATTTAAATATTCTTTATTAATAGAATCTAATTTTTCCTTTTTTCTAGGATCATTTTCTACTGATTTTAAATATTTTTTAGCTTTTTTTATAGCCTTTTTTTCTGGGTCATTATTATTTAATACACTCCCATGATTATCTATAGGCATTTCATTTAAAAGATTTTTTTTATGCTCTGTAGCATGTTTTGACATCCAATTCATAAT